CCAGCAACGGCGTTATCAAATGCTCATCCATTCTTGTTTATATTATCATTTAAATAAAAATATAATATCTGACAAACAGTGGGATACATGGGCAAGAGAACTTAAAGATTTGCAGAAACAGTATCCTGATATTTCAGCCAAGGTAACACTGTACAATGAGTTTAAGGACTGGGATGCAAGCACAGGGGCATTCCTACCGATTGAGGAACCATGGGTTGTGATGATGGCAAAAAAATTATTAGCTGTGATAATTAATGTTTCAATTCAAAGGGGAAAATAATTTAAATGACAATTAATGAACAAACATTACAAGAATTAGCGAAACAATTTGGTTTAGCATTAGATTGGAGTAACAAAAATATTGTTCCTTATCTTCAAGATTTGGCACAAAGAGTAATTACATACGAATTTCGTTCGTCTATTTTTTGGATTGTAATTGGAGTATTTTTTATTTTAATTGGTATTATTGCTATAGTTTTAAGTGTTCGTAGTGATATAGATGATATTATTGGATTTGCAGTTCTTGTCGCAATACTTTTATGGTTTGTGGGCATCGTAATTATTGGCGCACAAATAAATGATATTATTCTATGTGGAACACTACCTGAAAAAATTCTATTAAGATATATACAATCTAATTAAAATTAAAGGAGATTAAAATGAAAACAATTGAAGAAGTTAAAATAGAATGTAAATATGCAGACGTGATGACTAAAGAGGAGTTTCTTCAAGAAGTTAGTGATGGTTGTATTAATTCATTTGACGGATGTGGTTACTTTCATGATGGTGAAAAAGAAACGGATATAAGTGTTTGGGACAGATCGCTAACATGGGATGACATAAAAAAATATCCTTATATTTGTTGGTATAATGAATAAAATTAAGGCTCTATAGTCTAATGGTTAGGACGCTGGCTTTTCATGCCAGAAAAGGTGAGTTCGATTCTCCCTAGAGCTATGCCACTATCTGCCAATGGTAAGCGAGTAGATTTGTAATCTATTAATCTCAGTTCGAATCTGAGTGGTGGCTTTGGCGTAAAGTGCCATTCTCAAAGCTGAAACGATATATGCTTTGAGCGGTTCCGCAGCAGTACCGTTAAACCTGCAAACGTGCATGTGCGGTTATGTATTATATTATCTTAATGATTTATCGGAAGGTTTGCCAGTTCGTTATGCACAGCGAATTGACAGGCTGGAAGATGCAAAACCGTGTTTCTCGCATTGCTTTTGGATTGAGGCGATGGAAGTGGTGTTGGCAACGCAAACCAACTAACAGTGTTTAGGCGTTGTGTAGAGAAGAACGTGATGTTGAGAAACATGGAATTGTGCTCTCGTAGCCCAACTGGAAGAGGCAACCGATTTAGGGTCGATTCAGTAAGAGTCCGAATCTCTTCGAGAGTATGATACACACAATTACCAATTCAGGAAGTATCACAAGTGGCGTTGAATTGGCGTGAGGTCTTACGAAAGTAGACGATTAACAAATATATGGCTGATTATGTTATATCATCAGCCATATTATAAGGACTCTTAGCGCAATTGGTCAGCGCATCTGGCTCATAACCAGACGGTTCAGTGTTCGAGTCACTGAGAGTCCACTTGTAAAGAAAGGAATTCGTTGATGAAATCTTGGATATATGCATTTATTATTATGCTCATAATTATTGCAGTAATAAGATTAGATATGGGCATTAATTATTGGATTGGTAATAGTAATTTGCCGTTGTGGATAAAGTTAATGTTATTAAAATAAAGAGGAGATAATTAAATGGGTACAAGAAGTACGATTAGTTTTATTGAAAAGGACAAAAACGGTGAATCAACTGTAGCTTGTATTTATCAGCAATATGATGGCTATCTTGAAGGAGTTGGCAAATCACTAGTTGAATGGTTGATGCCTAAAATCATGGTTAACGGCATTCCTGATTACGAACATGATTATGCTAATGGAATGCCAGATCTGGCTGCGCAATATGTTCATGATTTTAAAAAAGGAATTGGAAATTTGTATTTGTATTCTCCTGATTGGAACGCAGAAGAATGGTGTGATTATAATTATAAAGTAATTCATGAGTTTAATAATAATGGAAATGCAGATGATGTTCTGACTATTGAAGTAACTAATTGGGATAATAAAGAGCCATTCTTTGTTGGTAAGCCAAGTGAATTACTGGAGTATATCAAAAAAGGTGGTGATGATAGTGTATGAATGTTTTCATTGTTTAGCCAGAGCGGTGATCTGGGACGCAGATTTTAGTTTTGAAGATTACGGAGAAGAGGGCGAAGGAATTTATCAAATTTGTCATTGCACAAATTGTGGTGCTGAGATTACTTATAGAATTCCTTTTGGAGATGAAAATGAACAAGACAGTTGACAAGTGATAATTAAAAGTATAAAATATAGACAGACGTTGAGAGATAACTAATTTATCTCTGATGTACTCTATAGAAAGGAAGTTATTAATATGGAATTGATTCAGTGCAAACACTGTGATCATTCCTATTCATTACAAGGTAAGGGGGTAAAAACATGGTGGGACGATAGCGGTTCATGCAGTACTAAATTATGTATGTGCCCAAAATGTAAACAAATTAATATAATTAAATATGAAACTTATTGGACAGAAGATGTAAACAACGACAAAAGATTATTTTATTAAAGGAGATGAAGATTATGCCATGTGAAGGAACACCTATGGAGATTTCAGGAATGTATATTGTGGATGAGAGTACAGGAAATGTAATTGCTGATTGGTCTAATTGTATTGGATCACTTATTTGTCAGCCAGTTTCTCATACAGTTCATAAAGTACCAGAAATCATCGATGTAAAAGTTATTAATAAAAAAGTTATAATCGTAACATTTATCGATGGTACTCAGACAAAGGCAGTCTGTGATAAAGATGATACATTTAATCTGGAAGTCGGTATCGGAATTTGCATTACCAAACGTCTTATGAGTAACGATGAACAGACAGGTAATTCGATGTTTAACAAAACAATTAAGAACGCTCTTAAAGTAATGAAGCGGAATGAACAGCTTGAACAGACTCGTAAGGAGATTGCAGAAGAAGAGAAGCGAGTGGAAGAAAAGGTTAAGCGTAAGAAAGAAAAGCGTGCAGAGAAGCGCAGACAGAAAAAGATTCAGATGATGGCTGATGCAATCCTGCTGGCTGATAAAATGAAAACAGAAAACAACGACTAATTAAACAAAGGAGAAAAAATTTATGGCAGAAACAAAAACAAATCTGAGACAGGCGAATACAAAGGCAACAGCAGTAGGACTTCTAACAGATAAGAAGCTTGAGATTAAGACAGATCCTAAGGATGGCGAGAAGCACATTGAAGGAACTGTTACTGTAAAAACAAGTGATAAAAACTTTGTCACTTTTTCGGTTTATTCAAAAGAGAAGAAAAAGAATGGCGAAGAGAATAAGGCATATGCGGGACTGGTTACTGTTATGAACGAGTTCCAGTCTGTGGCTGACGTTGGTGATAATGCGGATTATATTCGTGTGAATGGTCAGCTGAATCCTTATAGAGGACAGAATGGTAATGAAGTTATCGGATATCGTGGCAGTTTCTTTAACAGAATCCGTAATGTTGAAACCATCGAGCCTGAAGCATGTTTTGAGACTGAAATGTTTATTCAGAGTATTGTACCTGAAATGGGTAAAGATGCAGATGGTGAGATGACTGAGACTGGTCGGCTGAAGATTACTGGTTGGGTGCCGACTTATAACGGAATTGAACCTGTTGATCTGATTGTTCCTGAAGACCTTGCAGATGCATGTGAGAATACTTATGAGCCTGGTCAGACTGTTGAGTTCTATGGTGATATTATTAATAACAGTATTGAAGAGACCATCGAGAAGCCTGTTGCATTTGGTAAGGCTAAGAAAGAGGTTCGCAGGACTTATGTTAATGAACTGATTGTTACTGGTGGCTCTGATGCGTATGAGGATGAAGAAGGTGATCATGTTCCTTATGATGCAGATGCAATCAAAGGTGCAATTGCTGATAGAAATGCAGCGATTGAGGAAGCTAAGAACAAGGCTAAGAACGGTTCGACTGGTAATATGAATAGAGGAACTGCGCCTAGTGGAAGAGCACATGGAAGAACGCTGAAGTTGGATATGTAATATATAATTAAAATATGTTTGTCCCTAATAATGTATATTATTGGGGACAAACGATATACAACAATAAAAAATATAAGGAGAATGATTTATGGCTTCAAATATTGATATTTTTAATCCACAAAAAACTGTAATCGCTAAAGGACTTACCGGAAAATCCATGCTTTGGGCGGGGGCTAATGGAGTAGGCAAAACGGCACAGGCGGTGAGGATGCCTAAACCTTTTGTGATTGCAACAGAAAGTGGTCTGAATGCAACTTCTGGTGTTCCATATGCACGTGTTACATCTTGGGCAGACATGAAAAAATTAATTAAGCAATTTACATCTAAAAGTACGGTAGCCCGTGCTCGTGAAATGTACGATACGATTATTATTGATGAGTTGTATGCGGCTGCTTTGCTTTGTCAGGAATATATTCAGACAGTTATTGGTAAGGGTGCTCTTACTCTTGGAGATACAGTTGAGGGCGGTAAAATTAATCTGTATCAGGCGTATGAAAAAGAATTTTTTAAAGCAGTCAATAATCTTTTAAGCTGTGATTATACAGTTGTTTTTATCAGCCATGTTCAAGAAAAGAACGGAAAAATGTATCCTCGTGGCGATGTTAGGAGCGTTGATCCTGTAAAAAACTTCTGTGATTACTGTATTTATATTGAAAGTAATGGTGTTGATGAGGATGGTAATGTAATTCCTTCTTCAGCATACCTTGCGGAAACAGATAGATTTTTTGCCCGTTCCCGTTTTGATACAACTCCTACATATCTTCCTGTCTGGAGTGTTGAAGCACTTGAAGAGGCAATTAATATTGGTATTGAGGGTATGGAGAAAAAAACAGGAATAAAAGCCGTATCATATCAGGAGCAAAAAGAGCGAAACACCCCTACTGAATATGATTATGATGAAACTATGGATGCTCTTCAGGAAGTTGGACAACGATTTGCGGCAGCTGATAAGATGGATGAATTGACAGAGATTGTTGAACAGACACTTGGTCGTGGTGGTAAGGTGTCTGAATGTTCTAAATCTCAGATTCAGGCTATGGTAATTATTCTTGATGATCTTCGTGAACGTGCTGACGAACTGGGGATTTAAATGACTAGGCGGTCGCCATATAAATGGCAAGAGGGGGAGATTGTAGACTTCCCCTCTTACCAAGTAAAAATATTAGGTCACAGATTACAAGAAACATCTGCTGGTGGCAATAAAAAAAGTCATAAAAAATCTTATCTATACCAATGCATGAAATGTGGCTGGATTGATGAACGCTTAGAATATCACATGGATAAATTAGGTTGTCCTGTATGTAGCGGTAGAAAAACAAAATGGAATTACAATTCTATAGCTTGGTTACATCCTGAAACGATCCCTTGGTTTGCTAATATAGAAGACGCATACAATAATAGTATGGGAAGTCATTCAAAAGTAGAATTTATTTGTCCTGATTGTGGATTAAATGTTGGAAAGAAAACAATTAAAAATGTGATAAATTTTGGTATCTCTTGTCCTTATTGTGGAGATGGAATTCCTATGGGCGAAAGAATATTTCAAACAGCATGTGATCTTGCTCATATTAAATATGAAAGACAAGCCACATTTGATTGGAGTGAAATATACATATATGATTTTTATCTCCCTGATTTAAATTATATTGTAGAAATAGATGGGTCACAGCACTATCCGCTCGGTTCTTCTTTTGAAAGTGTTAGTGGGATGACATATGAAGAGCAAGAAAAGATTGATGAATACAAAGAAGAACTTGCGTATAAAAATGGAATAGAAGAAGTTTTACATATATGCGCTTATTATAGTGATTTTGATAAAATTAAATATGCTATTTTAGGTTGCGTATGGTTGGTTATACGCACTGACATCTCTAATATAGATTGGAATGAATGCGAAAGAATATCTGCTCATTCTATGGTACATGTTTGTGCAGAAGAATGGAATAAAGGATATGATGCTACATATATTAAAAATAAATATTCTTATTGTGATTCATCCATTAATAACTGGTTAAACCAAGCGCAAAAAATAGGGCTAACAAAAGATTATTCTAAAGAGAATGCCGATTTACGCAGGGGAAGAAAAATAATTAATACACAAACTTTAGAATGTTATTGGTCTCCAAGGCATTTGGCAAATATATTAAACATAAAATGGCAATCCGCTTATGATCGTACATATCATGAGAAAGATGATTATATGTTTTATCAAAAGTATGTTGACAGTAACGCCATAGATAATGACCATGAATTTTTTATGGAACATTTAGTAACTACAAATAATTAAATCGCAGTCTCTCAAATGAATACCTATAATTCATTTGAGAGACCTTTTTAACATTAAACGAGGAACAGTAATAATGAACATTAACATCAACAACATTCAATGGGGATTCCCTAATGATCAATCTCCATCACAAGATTTATTTCAAGAAATGTATCAAATTTGCATGTCACATCCAGAATGCGTTGGCTGTCCATATATAAGTCAACCTGTGCAAATAAAAGACGCTATGCAGATTTGTGAAATAGGAATTCATAAACAAAAACAAGGAGAAACACAATGAGTCATTTTGCAGTTTTAGTTTTACATGAAGAAGATCAGTCTATTGAAGACCTGCTTGCACCTTATAGCGAGAATCTGGAAGTAGAGCCTTATGTCAAGTATACACGCACTCAGGCTATCAGCAAAATGCGGGAAGCTTGCCCAAGTTTATATAAAGATAAATCTGAGGATGAAATCTTTCAGGATGCGTGTGATTGGTTCGGTTGTGCGCTTGATGACGATGACAACCTTCTCAGCACGTATAATCCTGACAGTAAATGGGACTGGTGGGTAGTTGGTGGTCGTTTTGGTGGTATGCTCTCTATTATCCCGACAGCACTTGATGGATATCATGGTATGGAATATGTTGATAGTGCTTTTGTACGTCATGTTAAATGGGTGCAGCCACTTGACAAAGAAGAAAGAGAAGATATAATTAAATGGTGGAATGTGAACATTGAAGGCGCTGAGGGAGAAAAGGATGAATGCTTCTTGTATAATCCTGAATATTATAAAGAGCGTTATAAAGATGTAGAGACATACATCAAGACTCGGGAACTCCCTTGTTATCATGCGGTTGTAACTCCAGATGGTATCTGGCACGAGCCATCTAAAGTGGGCTGGTGGGGTTGTACTAATGGAAATCCGTCTGATGAACTTGAATGGGATCTTCATTTTAAAGAGCGTTTCATCGATACGGCTGAATTTGATTGGGTTGCAACTATTATAGATTGTCATATTTAAAAGAGGTAATAATTAAATGGCTAAAGGAAGAAAGCGAGTATGTGTATTATGTGGTTTAACTATTGAAGACAATAATGATTCAGTGCCTTATAAGAAGCGTTATGCACATACTGCTTGCTTCCGTGCAGCCGCTAAAGCAATTCATGTAGATAAAGAAGAGAAGGTCAAAAAGAAAGAAGCTGAGAAAAAGATCAAACCTGTTTCAAAGCCAAAAGCAGAATTAAAAGATGCTCTTTCTGATGAAGAATATATACAGAAAAATCTTTATTATGACTACATTCGTAAAACTACAGGGATTGCGGAACTTCCTGTAAAGGTTTATGCACTCACAGATAACTATATAAAAAAATATGAATTTACATTCCAAGGTATGTACGCTACATTAACTTACATGCATGATATTCTTAGTAAGGAATTTGGAGAGGATATTGTCGGTTTGATTCCGTATTATTACACTGAAGCGCAAGCACATTATAAAACTGTGAAAGCTATTGGTGATCGGAACAAAGATATAAATACCAAAGGAATGTATAAACATAAAACTGTTTATATTGATACAAAAAAGAAGAAAATTAAACAGTTAGATATTACAACAATTGGGGGATAAAGAATGTACGAAACATTAACAGACAAACGAGCAATTCTAAATACGATTGGATGTTTAATGCTCGACCCCACTTTAATAGATGATATTGACCGTCCTTTGGACAGAACAGATTTTGATACAGAAGCATTATATGAACTATTGTATGTAGCTATTTTTAATTCATATATGCAAGGTGTTAAAGATATTAATGAGTTTACTATAGATTCATATCTCTCTTCTTATAAAGAACAGTATGAGATATTTCAGGCGAATGACGGGCTGAGATATCTTGCAGATGCTAGAGAGATGAGCAGTCTGGACAACTATGATTATTATTATCACAGGCTCAGGAAGTACTCGTTGCTCAGATATTATGAAAAGAAAGGTTATAATACTAAATCGATATTTGATCCTACTGTCAGTGTAGAAGAACTCACAAAAGAAATGGAGAAGTTTGATAATTATACTGAACAGGATATTGTAGGTCTGGTTGAAACCGATTTGGTTATCAGTCCTACGATTAAATATTGTACAAATATGTTGACCACTGAGATTCAAGCGGCTGATGGTGCATGGGATTTAATTCAGAGTTTCATGAAGATTCCTGATGTGGGTGTGCCACTGAACAACGATGGACTAAATACAGTAGCAAGAGGTGCGAGAAAAGGATGTTTGTATATGCGGTCTTCAGCCCAAGGTTTTGGTAAAAGTCGAATGGCTGTAGGAGATGCTGTAAAAATTTCAATTCCATATTATTATGATATTAAATCAAAAGAGTGGAAATATACGGGAATGTCTGAGCCTACATTATATATTACAACAGAGATGGCGGTAGATGAAATTCAGACAATGCTTATTGCAGCTGTTTGTAAAGTAAATGAAGAGCACATATTATATGGAGAATATAAAGAAGGGGAATTGGAAAGAGTAAAAACCGCAACTCAATATGTTCAATCTGCACCTATATATATAGTTCATATTCCTGATTTTTCAATCGATGACATAAAGAATATAATTAAAAAATATAATCGAGAATATCAAGTTGAATATGTATTTTTTGATTATATATGGAATAGTTTGCGTTTAATGTCTGAGGTATCAAACAAAACTCGAATGGGTGGTTTGAAAGAGCATCAACTTCTGTTGGTTTTTTCGACAGAACTAAAAACATTAGCGCAACAATTAAACATTCATATATCTACTGCATCACAGTTAAACGGCGAGGCTCAAAACGCTCTTATTAAAGATCAAAATCTCCTTGCTGGTGCTAAAGCATTGTCAAATAAACTTGATGTAGGAATTATTTCAATGCCTCCTAACACTAGAGAAACAGAGAAGCTTGATACAATCATTCAGAATCATTTTGGTTTACGAATGCCCAATATGGGACATTGGGTATACAAAGTTAGGCGAGGGCGATTAACAAAATTAATTATATGGAGTGATATTGATCTTGGCACAATGACAGAAAAGGCACTGTTTGTAACAGATTTTGATTTTAATCTAATTGATATCGACTTCACTCAGATTGAACAAGTCGAGGCTAAGATTCAGGAACATTCAGTTTTGGAATCACAAGTACAAGATGAAGAACCTGAAATCATAAAAGAAGCTGATTCGAAGCCAGTTCGAAGTGAAGTAGAAGTAGAAGAAGAACAGACGGTAAAAAGAGATTTTGATTGGTGATATAGATGTATTTAGATCAGAAAAAAATATTAGATTCATTGACAGACGAGGATATAATCAAGATTTGTGCAGAGTTGGG